CAAGGGCTTCCTCCAGGTCGTCGGCACCAACCTCGGCGTCACCGTGATCGTGCGCGGCTACTTCGCCGCCGAGGTCATCGACGTCAACATGGTGCGAATCCTCGGCCCGGACGCCACGTTCGCCTGAGCCTCACCGCCTGACTCCTCACCGGCCGTACCATGTCAGCAATCACCACACTCAGTTGCACTGATGATGTCGTGACCGCTGTATTGGCATCGGCGTCGGGCCTCGTGGCCGGTGAGGAAGTCACGGTGTACAACACCGGCTACCCCAAGCTCGACGGGCACCACGTCCTCGACACCGTCAACCTAGGCACCAACACCGTCACCTACTCGGTCAACAACCAGGACGACATCACGGCGTTTACGCCGTCAAACGCGATCCTGATCGAGCAGGTGACATGGGTCGACGCTGACGACATCAAGGAATGGCTCGGCATCTCGGCAGCCACAGCGAACGACACAGCATTCATCGACACGTGCGTGCTGGCAACGAACGCCTACTGCTACCGGGTGCGAATGGAAGCCGGGTACCACGACAACCCGACCGTCGCCCCCAACGGCTCCGCCAAACTCGGCACCACGATGTACGGCGCCACCCTGTACCGGGAACGAGGCAGCGTCGATTCGTTCGCATCGTTCGACCAATTGGGCACCGCCCAACCGTTCGGCTCGATGTCACGCATCAAGCAGTTGCTCGGCGTTGGACGCCCACAGGTGGGCTGATGGCTGCCACCGGCCTGTTCGCCGCCGCCTACACGGCCGTCACCACAGCCCTAACGAACGCAGGGCTCACAGTCGTGACAGACCCGCGAAACGCCCGGCCGCTGTCCGTGTTCGTCGAGCTGCCCACTGCCAGCGCGTTCAACAACAACATCCTCGACGTGACGATCGTCTGCCGCATCCTGTCGGCCCCTCCAGGCAACCAGGACGCCGCCGACTACCTGATCAGCACAGCCGACACGATTCACCAGCTCGGAACGGTAGCCGTCACAGACTGCCGCCCGTCGGTCGCCCTCATCGGTGACCAACAGATACCCGCATACGACCTGACCGTCCGAGTGGCGGCAAGGAGGAACTGACCAATGGCCACCACCACCGTCCTCAGCAACCCGGCGATCGAGATCGATTCGGTCGACTTCACCGACCAGTGCACCAGCGCCGTCGTCACCCAGACCTTCGAGGCGCTCGAAGCCACCGCGTTCGGCGACACGGCCCGCAAGTACACGAAGGGCCTCGGCAACCACGAGATCACCGCAACCCTGATGATTGCGTACGGCACCGGCGAGGTCGAGGAGAAGCTGAACAGCCTCGTCGGCACCACGTTCAACGTCGAAGTCGGCGCCGCCAGCCTGACCGCCAGCGGCACGAACCCGGTGTACACGCTCACCGGCTGCTACCTGGAGTCGGTCACCCCGATCAACGGCAGCCTCGGTGCGTTGCAGACCGTCGACGTCACGTTCCGCGGCGGCGCACTCACCCGCGCTGTCGCCTGACAAGAAAGGCCCCGACATGGAACTCAGACTTAAGGTCACCCCGAAAGACGGCGACGCCTACGAGGTCGAAACCGACCTCGGCATCATCGTGGCGTGGGAACGCAAGTTCAAACGCAAGGCCAGCGACCTCGCAAACGGCATCGGCATGGAAGACCTGTCCTACCTGGCGTACGAGGCGACGAAAGCGGCAGGCATGACCATCCCGGCCGTATTCGATGACTTCATTAAGAAGACGAAGCGGGTCGAAGCGGTCGAGGCCGAACAGGCACGCCCTACCCCCGGGGAACTGTCCGACGCCAACTAGCGGAACTGCTGGTCGGCATCGGATGGTGGCCCCACAACATCCCATTCGACATACGCGACATGGCTACCGTAGGGGCCGTGCTTGAGGAAAGGAACCGCCGAAGTGGCCGCTAATCCGGTGACACTTGAAACGCTTGCCAGCGTTCGTGTCTACGGTGTGCCACAAATGCTGTCCCAGCTCAATCGCATTGACCCAGCTCTAAAAAGAGCAACAGTGGCCAGGATGAAACAAGCAGCCACGCCAATGATTGCGGAGGCACGCTCGTTGGTTCCGGATGCCAATCCTTTAGGGAACTGGGGACGTTGGAAAGGCGGATGGGATGCCGCTGCAGTACGTAAGGGCATAAAGGTCTCTTACAAAGGCCCAACTCGTCGCGATCGAAATCGCGAAACCTTTCCATTACTCCGACTTGTGAACAGCAACGCAGGTGGCAGCATTGTTGACATAGCTGGGAGAGCGGGCGGCAAAGGAAGAGGATCTGAGGGGGCGCTACGCGGTCAACAGATGATTGACAAGATCACTCGCGAACTTGGCCGAAACGCAAGTCGAATCGCTTGGCTAGCAGCCGAAAGACATCTTGACGACGTCCAAAAAGCTGTCGAAGACGCCATAAAAGACATGGAACAAGCCATCCAAGCACGCGTCGACAGGATCAAGGTGACCTAATGGCAATCAGTGTTCCAATCATTTCCGAGTGGCAGCCCAAAGGCGTCCAACGTGCGATAGCAGATTTTCAGAAGCTTGAGACGACCGGCCAGAAGGTCGGGATGGCGCTTGAAAAGTCGTTCCTGCCCGCCGTCGCAGCGATCGGAGCGCTCGCAGCCGGTGCCGTGCTGTCCGCCCAGGCGGCCGCCGAGGACGCTGCCCAGCAGGAAGAGCTGGCGCGCACGATGGCGACGAGCACGGGCGCCACTGAGGCACAGATTGCCGCCAACGAAGAGTTCATTGCCTCGATGGAGCTCGCAACGGCCACGGCCGACAGCGAACTCCGTCCCGCCCTCGGGAACCTGCTGCGCGCCACAGGCGACGTCACGCAAGCCCAGGAGCTGCTCGGCCTCGCGAACGACATTGCCGCCGCAACCGGCAAAGACCTCGGAACCGTGTCCGAAGCCCTGTCAAAGGCGTACCAAGGCAACCTGACCGCCCTCCAACGCCTCGACCCATCACTCACCGGCATCGTAAAGGCCGGAGCGGACGCCGACGAAGTGTTCGCCGCCCTCGCCGGAACGTTCGGCGGCGCAGCTGCTGACGCTGCCGACACCGTGCAGGGCCGCTTCGAACGCATGAAGATCCAGATGGAGAACGTGCAGGAAGAAATTGGCTACGCGCTGCTGCCCATCATAGAAAAGTTCCTGCCCGTCCTCGAGCGCCTCGCCAACTTCGTCGGAAACAACACCGAACTGATCATCGGCATCAGCGTGGCCGTCGGCACGTTCGCCGCTGCCATCGTCGGCGCCAACATCGCAATGAAGGCGTGGAACATCATCACCGGCGTCACCGCCGCCGTAAACGCCGCGCTCGGAACCTCGTTCACCGCCCTCTGGGTCGCCACCGGGGTCGGCATCGTCATCGCCCTCATCGCCGTCATCGTCACACTGCAAATGAAGTTCGACATCCTCGGCAAGGCCGTCGACGGCCTCACATGGCTGTTCGGCTGGCTGTGGGACAAAGCCAAGCAGGTCATGAGCGGCATCGTCGACGGCGTCAACCTGCTCATCGACGCCTGGAACAAGCTGCCGCTGCTGCCTGACATCCCGAAGATCGAGGCCGGGTTCCTTGAGGTTGAGGACAGCGTCAAGAACGCCGCCGGTGTCGCCGAGGAGTCCGTCAAGTCGTGGCAGCTCAACACCGACCAGATCGCCGAGAACACGATCGAGGCCGAGATCAATGCCGCCATGCTCGAGCAGGCACTGGTGCCCGCCTTGGAATCGACCAAGGTGGCGGTGGATGCGGCTGCGTGGGAGTTGGCCGGTTTCTACGACCAGCTCGACCGCGAGGACGCGTTCGCCAAGTTCCAGAGCAGCCTCACCGAGGTGCAGGCCGAACTGAAGGGCTTGGAGCCGGGCAGCGCCGAGTTCGAAGCGTCGATGCGTGAGGCGTACAACGCTGTACGAGAGCTGTCGAACACGCTCGGCTACATCCCCGCCAGCCTCGAAAAGACTTTGCTGTACCGGATCGAGATCGGTGACATCGCCGGGGCCGAACGCCTCGCAGGTCTGATCAGTGCCAGCGACACCTACCGGGCAGACCCGTCGTCGGAAATGCGTTTCGCAACCGCTGGCGGTTTCAGTGGAAACCAGACGACCATCAACATCAACATGCCAGCTGGTAGCAACGGCCAAGACGTCATTGACGCCGTCAACCGCGAGACACGGCGCACCGGGCAGGCACAGGTACCAGTAGGCAGCGCAATCCGCCGATGAGTTTCAGATCTACCGTCACGGTCGAGTTCGGAGACAAGTCCGGTCTCAACGACATCAGCGCGCGTGTCCAAGGCGCGCAGGTAATGGCTCGTCTGCGCGTTGGCGACTTCGGCACGAACCGCACCGTCATAACGCTCCGCAACGATGACGGAGCGTTTACCCCAGGTGCTGGCGGCACATACGACGGAGTCGATTGGTTTAGCCAGGGCCTGTTCATTGCAGGCGATACCGGCAACTACACCTACGACCTGTTTCACGGCCTCATCACATCGTTTGACCTAAACGACGATGGCGTGAACTCGACCGTGACAATCGAGGCGGATGACGCTCTGACGGTGGGCGGCTCATCCAGCACCACGTTCAACGTCACATTCGCGTTTGGCGGCAATTTGGTGCAGTGGATTGAGTACGCGTACAACGGGGTGGGCACTGGCGGCAGCCTTGTGAGCGGCGTGCCAATGCCATTGCTAGCCAACACGACATCAAGCGTCGACGTTACTGGCATCGGCGTGATGCAAATATTGCCTGATCCGAACGGCGCTGGCACTGATGACTACATTGCGGTTCAACCGGCTCGGGACTTTGTTCGCACAGTGCTGATGCCCTCTGCTCTTAACGTCGGGTGGCCCACGACAATCGATCTGTCGAGCACCGATACCAAGTTCAACGCTCTGAGTTCTAACCTGTTTCCTGTCCGAGGTTCGTCCACCGCCATCACGTTCACGTTTGACGAATCTCCAGCCGCTGGCGAACTGCCGTTTAACAACCTGAAACGCGGCTTTGCGATTGATGACCTGATTAACACGGCTGTTATCGGCACGATCCCGCTTGCAACGACAGGCCTTCCATCAAGTGAAACAGCGACAAACGCCGGTTCGATCGACAAGTACGGTGCGCGCACGATCCAGATGAACAGTGTGATGGTCGGCGCGAAACTGTTAGCCCCTAGTGTCGTCGCCACCAGATGGGCCAACGTGTTCTCAGAAGCCGAGTTTCAGGTGCGAACGTTTAACGTCAACGAATCGCTCGTGTCCGCACAAATCGGGAGTTCCACCGCCTCAGAAGAAAAGTGGGCACAGCTGCTGGACGTGGCGTCCGGGCCGATGCAGGTCGGCGTCATGAACTTCACAGCCAGCGGAGCATCATCACAGTCCACCGAGGCGTTCGTCGTGATGTCTCGGACGATCAGTATTACGCCCGACGACATCCGTTTACGGGTCGAATGTCTCCCGATTGATCAGACTGGGGCGTTTGTCCTTGATTCTTCGACGCTCGGCGTCCTCGACACGAACAGGCTAGGGTGATGACATGACGTATCCGTGGTCCTCGGGCGAAGTGTTGACCGCTGCGGATCTCAACGCGTACGCGGGTCTCGTGTACATCACCAGCGCAACTGCTACCTCTGGCACAGGGTTGAGCGTGAACAACTGTTTCACGTCTCAGTTCCGGTCGTACCGGATCGTCGTGACTAACGTAAGCGTCGCCTCAATCACGGGTTTGGCTATGCGAATGCGTGCCAGCGGAACTGACGCAACAGGCAGCAACTACTACTACGTTCGAGCGTCGTGGACTTACGCAGGTGTTGTTAGCGCAGCATACGGCAACCCTGACAATAACTGGCAGGTGCCAATCTTGGTAGACACGGGCGTGTCTGGTGCTGTGTTTGATGTTCACAACCCGCAGCAATCACTGCCGACCACCTACACAGCCCAGGGCACTGATTCGCGCAACGCTGGAGGTTTTCTGATTGGCGGCGGCAAACACGACGTGTCCACGGCGTATGACGGCTTTACCCTTTATTCGGCTCAGACCATTAGTTCATTCACGTTGAAGGTGTACGGGTACAACAATGGATGACGAGTACACAATCACAGAACACGACGCCGCCACCGGGCAGACGATTGTCCGCGCAATGACCGATGACGAGCGCGCCCAACACGACCTCGACAAAGCCAACGCCCCGGAACTCTGATGCGTAACGGTCTGCTCGTCCTCGGCCTCGGCATCGTCGCCCTGGTGCTGTTGTTCATGACCTCAAGCTGCGGTAACGGCGGCTACCGCTACGCCTGCCAAGACCCGACGAACTGGGAACTACCCGAATGCAAACCACCCATCTGCGAGGCTGACGGAACCTGCCCCGAATACCTGGTGCCCGAGGAGGTCAACCTGTGAAACAGAAAGAAGACCGCTTCTCCGCCAAAGAGCTCCTGACACTGATCGTGGGCACCACGCTGGCGTTCACGTTCGTCATCATCGTCGCCGGAGTCATGTACGCCCTCGTTTTTGTCACACAACCCGTGTCGTACCAGTCGCCGAACGACGCCGCGTTCATCGAGAAAGTGCTGGTGCCGATCGTCCTGTTCCTGTCCGGCGCCCTGTCCGGGGTGCTCGCTGCCAACGGCCTCGGGAACCACAAGCGCACCCCGCCAACCAACGGAGGGAATCCATGAGCTACACCAACTGGCACGACGGCCGTAAGCCCGGTGCACCGTGGAACGGCCCCAGCCCGAACCTGCGCGCCATCCTCGCCTACTGCAAGACCCGATGGGGCCTCGTCGACCTCGGCTGCTACGGCGTCCGCCCGATCCGCGGCGGCACCAAATGGTCGGCCCACGCGTTCGGCGCAGCACAGGACATGGGCTACCGCAACGGCCCGGCTCGCGACGTCATCGAGACCGAGGTCATCCCGTTCCTCGAGCAGCACGCCCCGCAGCTCGGCATCCAACGCATCCACGACTACTGGGCCAAGCGCTACTGGCAGGCCGGTAAAGGATGGATCGGCCGCCCGCCCGGCAACGGCCACGACTGGCTGCACATCGAAACCACAGAGCAGGCGTGGGGCGACGGTCGCAGCGTCGAGGAACGCATCGGTGGCGCAGCTCCGGCCCCGGCAGCCCCCAAGCCCGCCAAGCCCGCCGCATGGCGCACCGTTAAAAAGGGCAGCAAAGGCGAAGCCGTGAAGAAAGTGCAGGCCGTCATCGGCGCCACGGTCGACGGCCAATTCGGCCCGAAAACCGAGGCCGCCGTCAAGGCATACCAGGCACAGCACGGTCTGGTTTCTGACGGCATCGTCGGCCCCATCACCGCAGCCCACATGGGACTGGCTTGACATAGCCTGCCGATAATCGGCATACTCATGGCTACCCGACGCACAAGGAGGTGGCCCATGAGGCTCCTGCTAACCATCCCCGCCGCTCTCGCCCTGTTCTTCGGCATCGGCCAACTCCCACCCGAATGGGAACACGACCTCGAGCAGCTGCCCGCTGCCGAACCACTCGTCCCGGCGACCACCGTCTACACGCCGCCGACAACTGTCCCCACCGTGGCTACAACTCCCACGGTGACGGCCCCGGCCACCACTACCACGCTCGTCGTGTCAGACACCACGCCAGAGGGGCAGTGGTTGTGTGGTGAGTGGTGGCCTACGGCCCGCTCGATGGGCTGGACAGCCGAACAATGGCCCACACTCGATCGGGTCATGTGGAACGAATCCCGCTGCACCCCGAACGTCGTCAGCGCCACCGGCGACTTCGGCCTCGTCCAGGTCAATTGGGCCACCTGGTCGACTACGGTGCGCAGCCTCGGCTACGAAGCGCACCACCTGTACACACCCGCGGTCAACCTGCTGATTGGCCGGTTGATCTATCAAGCCGCACTAGACGCCGGATGGTGCGGCTGGGATCCGTGGAAGTCCTCCGGCGACTACTGCAACTGAAAGAGGCACCCCGACATGCCAACAGACCCCGACAGCCAGCCATGGCGCTACTCACGCGCCTCCGACCCTGACACCTCGAGGCACGCCGCCGCCGAAGTGTCCACGAAGATCACCGCCAAACACCTCGCCGCCATGCAGGTGCTCCTCGACCTCGAGTGCGCCACCGCCGACATGGTCGCCGAGGAGCTCGTCGAGCGTGGCGTCGTCAGCCGACACGAACAAGGACGCCGCCTCGTCCGCACCATCTCCGAGGGCCACGACTACGCCCGCATCGCCACCAACGCCGACGGCACACCGATCGAACTCGTCAACGTGTCCGGCATGGCCGCCCAGGCATACGAGCTCACCATGCGAGGCGTGCAGCTCGTCCTCGACCCGAAGTCGAGGGCGCTGAAGTGAGCGGGTTCAAGCTCGACGGCTATGTGACCGTCAACGAACGACTCCGGCAGGCCATGGAACTCTGGCCCGACATGTGCGTTACAGAAACACAGCCCCGAGTCGTCGAGGTCGGACAGGCCACGTTCATCGAGGTCGCCGTCACCGTCCACCGGGCGCCCGACGACCCGATCCCGACCACAGCGCACGCTTGGGAGCCGATCCCCGGTAAGACGCCCTACACGCGTGACTCGGAAATGATGAACGCGTCGACCTCGGCGCTCGGCCGGGCGCTAGGCATGATGGGCATCGGCACCACCTCAAGCCTGTCATCCGCCGATGAGGTGATCGCCCGCCAATACGACCAAGCCGCCCAGAACCATCCGAGCGGCAAAGTCCGGCCCGGATCGGCCTCTGTACGCCCGTTAGAGGCCGTCAAAACCGATTCCGGTACCAAGGGTGCGGGCAAACCCACCGAGAAAATGCTGAAGTTTCTGGCAGTCTTAGAGAAACGCACCGGACAGACGGCTAGCCCCGAGGCCCGAGAGGACTTCGACCTATGCCGATCCGAAATCGACCGCCTACAGGGATCAGCAGAATGACGTTCCGCCGAGTCCTGCCCGCCGACATGTCCGAAGCCCAATTTCAAGCCGCTGTGCTTGACATGGCCCGCTGGTTCGGGTGGCGCACCTTCCACCCCCGCACCGTCAAGTCGATCACCGGGCACCACCTGACCGCATACCAGGGCGAAGCCGGATTCCCTGACCTCGTCCTCGCCCACGGCCAGCGCGGCGTCATCTTCGCTGAACTCAAAGTGAAGCGGAACAAGCTCAGCGCCCATCAGGAGCTGTGGCGCGAAGTGCTTGAGCGCGCCGGAGCCGAATACCACCTGTGGAGGCCCGAAGACTGGGCCTCGATTGAATCCCGACTGAAAGGAAAGACCCCGACATGACCGCACTTATCAACGAGGCCGAGCGCACGCTCGCCCTTCTCCGCAGCATCGACCTCGATCTGCGACGCAAAGACTGGCGCGGAAGAGCTGCTCGGCGCATCGACCTCGACACCTGGTCGTCCATCGTCACCCAGTGCGTGTTTCTGTCCATCGCCATCACGGCCGCCGAGAAGATCGAGGAGGCTCGCCGTGGCTGATTGGTTTTGGATCGCGTCAGCGATCGTCTGGATGTGCGTATTTCTGTTCATTCTGTTGGATGAACCGCTGTATCGGTGGAGAGGTAACCGTGAAGTCCGGCGCATGATGAAGAAGGAGGCTCGCCGTGGCTGACCGTAACCGTTGCCACTGTGGTGCCATCCCTGTCACCATCGACGGTTTCTGCCCGACGCACAAACATCAGAGCAGCACCGTTAATCGCGACACCCTGGCCGACGAACTGGGACGCTGCAAGAACGCCCGGCACATGCTGAACGAGGACTTGATCCGGGCCAACGCCGAGTTGAAGGTGCACAAGATGCGCGCCCAACACCTCGAGAAGCTCCTGATGCTCGTCAAGTTGGGCGACATCAAGATCGAGGAGATCGACCGATGGATGTGATGAACGACCTGCTGAAAGCCATGATCGTGCTCACCGGCGCCGCCCTGATCCTGTTCGCACTGGAGATGATGCGCCCATGATCATCCGCGAACGCCGCCCCAACCGGTACGTCATCATCCCGAACGAGGCCGTGCAGAACCACGCCCTCAGCTTCAAAGCCCGAGGTGTCCTCGCCTACCTCCTGAGTCAGCCTGACCATTGGACGATTAGCGGCACCGCCCTCGCCAAGATGGCCGCCCAAGACGGCCGCGAAGCAATCCGCACCGCACTGCTGGAGCTCGAGCACGCCGGATACCTGGTACGCCGCCGAGTGCAAGACCCCACCACAGGCCGCTGGGGATGGCACCAAGTCCTCCACGATCAGCCTGTGGACAACCATAGGGACAACCCTGTTGACAACGCCACGCCCGAAGTCCGGTTTTCCGACGTCGGAAAATCGCACTTCTTAGAAAGTACTAACCAGAAAGTACTGATGGAAAAGAATTCGCGAGATAGTTACGCGAGGGAACCACACCGCCTCTGCACAACATGCAACGGCAACGGCTGGTTCATCACAGGCATCGACCTCGTCGAACGATGCGAACGATGCCAAGGCAGCGGGGTCGCAGCATGAGCCAACACGGAGCCAGCATCTACCGCACCAAACGCTGGAAGGAAGTACGCGCCCAGGTGCTGCGTGAAGAACCGGTATGCCACTGGTGCAAGCGCAGGCCAGCCACACAGGCCGACCACCTCATCGAGCTCGCTCGAGGAGGAGACCCATACGAACGAACCAACCTCGTCGGCTCCTGTAGAGCCTGCAACAGCAAGAGGGGCGCCGAGTACCAAGCCAAGGCAGCTGCGGCCCGCAGACAGCGAAACAGAGGCCAATCGCAGCCACAGGTTCTTGGGTCAGGCCCACAGGTTTTTGGGTCAGGCCCACAGGCCACCCCGCCCCCACTGTCCGTCGTATTTGAAAGGCCCGAAACGGATCCGGTCGAGCCTCGGCCGATCGAGCCTGACGGCGCCCTGATGGGTCGGATCGAGCCGAGACTGTCCACGCCGGTGTTGGGGCACGAGAGTTTCGGCCCTCTGGTGGCTGCGTGGGCTGAGCGCAACCTGCCCGGCGAACTAATGGCGTGGCAGCGCCTCGCGCTTGACGGCCAGTTGCAGCACGACGGCACCGGTCAACTGCTGCACTCCGAGTCGCTGGTCACGGTGGCGCGCCAGAACGGCAAGTCCTACGGAATGGCGGCCCTGATCGGTTGGTGGCTGACGGAGATGCCGATCATCGCCGGGCGGCCGCAGTCGATCATCTCGGCGGCGCACAAGCTCGACCGGGCGTTCGCACTGTTCAAGGAACTCGCCCCGGTGCTCGAGGCACGCTTCGACGCCAAGATCAACTGGTCCTATGGCCGGAACTTCGTCGAGCTGCCCGGCGGATCGACCTGGCATGTCACCGCAGCCACGCCGCAGAACGCGCACGGCGCCAGCGCCGATCTGGTGTGCCTCGATGAGATCTGGTCGATCGGTCCGGAGGTGATCTTCGACGCTTACCGGCCGACGATGACTGCGCGGCCTAATCCGCTGATGTCGATGTGGTCGACGGCCGGGGACGAGTCGTCGAAGGTGATGTTGCAATTGCGGGAGCAGGCCATTCATGCGATCGACGAGCGTCGAGCGTCTGCACTGTTCTATGCCGAGTGGTCACCCAAGCCGGGCGCGAACCTTGACCGGCCCGACACCTGGGCGTGGGCCAACCCAGCGCTCGGCACGACAATCACCGTCGACCGGTTGCGACGCATGGCGGAGACACCGAACCGGCAGGCTTTCCTCCGAGCGCACTGCAACGTGTGGATCAGTGCCGCGCAAGCGTGGCTGCCTGCTGGCCTGTGGGAGTCGCTCGAGGTCGACGACGAGCTGCCCGCCGGTGGCATCCTTGCGGTCGACACTGACTTGACCGACCTGCGGTACGTTGGCGTCCGTGTGGCCCCCAGAGCCGACGGCGTATTGCACGCGGCCACTGAGTTCGTCGTCGACTCGGCCTCACGGATGTGGGCCGAAGTGGAGCGGGTACTTGAGGATCGAACCGTTCGGCTCGCACTCACGCCGGGTCTCGCGGCGGTCTGTCCGATGGAGATGCAGCGGCGGATGGTGACGTTCGGCACGCAAGAGATGAACCTGTACACGGCGATCGTGCGCAACATGATTCTCGAGCGTCGCATCGTGCACTCAGGACAACTGTCCCTCTCCGAGCAGGTTAACCGTGCGGTGGCGGGCCGTACCGGGGCGACGATCACTCTGTCGTCGCAGAAGTCGCCGGGGCCGATCGAGATGGCGCGTTGCATGGTCGCAGCTGCGGGGCTGGCGTCCGCGCCTGTGGCGTCGGTGCGCAAACCGATGATTGGCGTCGGCAGATAGTGCTAGCAAGTTATCCACAGGTCTGCTAGCGTCCGGCGACGTGGGACTGTTCCGCGCCAAGCCAGCACCAGCGTTCGGGGCCTCAGACCCTGTCAAGGCTGCTGCTGGTTCCGCTGGACGCCCTGGCGCGTGGCAGACGCTTAGCGTCGGGGCGGCGACTGCCCGCGCCTTGTCCATCCCGACCGTGTCGCGTGCGATCGGTCTGATTACCTCGACGATCGGCGGCCTTGATCTGCGGCAGTACTCGCTGCAATGGGATCCGGGCGCTGAGGATTACGTCAAGGTGTACTTGCAAGGCGAGTCGTGGTTCGATCGGCCTGACCCGCGGGTCACCCGGAACTTCTTTATGTCGGCCCTCACGAAAGACCTGATGTTGTGGGGCCGGGCGTTCGCCTACATTACCTCGAGGTACAGCACCGGGTTCCCGGCGTCGTTCGTGTGGCTCCCAGCGGAGTCGGTGAACACGCCGAATTACTCGGGGCCGGAGTGGTTCGGGCCGTTCGACCAGATCGAGTTCAACGGCCAGAAGCTCGACACGAACGATGTCGTGCAGTTCCTGTCACCGATCGACGGCATGCTGTGGACAGGTAACCGGTCGATCGACATCGCCTATCGCCTCGACGAGGCCGCCAAGCGTTTCGCATCGTCCGAGATCGCCGCCGGGTATCTCCAGCAGAAGGACGGCGAACCGATGTCCGGCGAGGAGCTGTCCGAGCTCGCAGCCGCCTGGGCGACCGCCCGCCAGACTCGCGCCGTCGGTGCACTCAACCAGCACGTCGAGTGGGTCGAGTTCAAGTCGAACCCGTCCACGTTGCAGCTGACCGAGGGCCGCCAGTACGCCGCCCTCGAGCTGGCTCGCGTCATGCAGGTGCCGCCGTGGCTGGTCGGCCTGTCCGTCGGCGGCATGACCTACCAGAACAGCCAGCAGGCTCGCACCGACCTGATCCTGTTCGGCGCAATGCCCTACATCCACTGCATTCAAGAAACACTCAGCGGCCCGAACGTGCTGCCTCGAGGTCGTCACGTCGAGTTCGACATCGACGACTACGTCGGCATGACCGTCGGCCAGGACTCAGAGATCCCTGTCGAAGGGCCAGTAGGAGAGCCAGCATGATCCGATTCACCGCGCAAGCCGTCACGATCGACGCCGCAGCAGGCGACGAACCCACCCGCCAGATCTCCGGCATCGCCGTCCCGTACGGCGTTGATGCGGTCGTGTCCGGCGGGCAGCGTGTCCGCATCGAGGCCGGGGCCATCCCCACCTCTGGCCCGGCGCCCCGCCTGCTCGCCGAACATGACACCAGCCGAGTCGTCGGAGTCGTCACCGCCC